TATCAAACGATTAAATGATGATATTGCTCCTGCAATGGCCAAATATGCTTACGATATGCAGAACATGCCGGCAAGATCGTATGCTGATCTAACTACATCTGGTTATAATAAACTTAAAAATACATTTAAAACTGATGATGCTACTCCGGCTGCACAAACTGTAAAAAATGAAAATGCTGTAAAAGCAGCTAGAGAAGAAGCAATACGAAAAGAAAAAGCATCACCAGATTATCAGAATGCACCTCAGTCTGACAGAGCTGCTAGAGAACGAGTAGCTGCTGACGAGGCTGAGAGAAAAGAACGAGCAAGAATAGAAAGAGAACGGCCAACGGCAAATCCAATGGCATCTGCTAGAGGAGGATCAGCTGATCAACCAGTGTTTGTCCAGCCAGTTAATGGCACACTGCCACCTAGAGATGCTAACACACCGCCACCAGTGCCTGAACGAGCATTTGGTAGTCTTGACATGGCAGGCAAAATGTTTGAAGATTGGGGCAAAGGCACAATGGTAGAGTTGCACGGTTTAGAAAGTGTTATGCGTCCACAAGACTTATCGAAAGTCATTGAGTCTGCCATGGGCGGCGTAAGAAAAACTATGCCTAAGATTGACATGGGCGTTGCCGGTAATTCTGCGCCAAATATAGATTTATCTAAAATAGGTCAATCAATTACTACATCGTTGAGTTCTGTAACTGGAGGTAAAGAAACTACTGTTAAGGGCGATATCCCAGGATATCAAAGTGCTGAACCAGAAGCTGATATTGATCAATTGATGCAACTTAAAAATAGCTTGTTTGAACAAACAAATTCAATTGCTGAACAGACACAGTCAATGTTAGCTGTTAAAAAAGATTACTTAGACACTGAATTGATACAAATTGGTGAACAACTATCTGCATTAAGTGATGAAAAAGTTATTCAAACAATGCGAGAAGACGGTATACAAGCTGGCTTAGACAAACTTACTGCACAAAAAGATATCTACGAAAACAATCAAAAGTATGACGAACGAGACTTAACGGAGTCTACTGAAGAACTTGCAATGTTGCGTAATAGAATAGACAACAGTGAATCTGCAGAAGAAGTATTAGAATTACAAAAACAAGTAGACATTGAAGAAGCACTTAATGTTTCATTACAGAGAAAAATTGCAGAACGAAATCAAAATATTTTAGACACCAATGCTGACATTGCATTAAAAGAACAAGAGTTGCTGGATGTTAGAGAAGAAATGGCAGACACTGAAGTAGCCATACAAGACACTCGAGATCAACTATTAGACAGTCTAGTCAGCTTCAATGAAGATGAAAAAGAAACTGCAATGCCAGGTGAAATGCCCGACACCGAGTTTGGAGATTTAGATGGAGCAATGAAATATGCTCAAAATGCTCCAGGTGATGAGTGGGGAGATCTAGACGGCGCTATTGCTAAAAATAAAACACAACCTGTTGCCGGCAAAGATCCATTTGCTAGAATGTTGGACAAGTTCATGGGTCCAATGGCAGAGCCTGGTAAAGCATTAGCTCCGGCAGAAGCCGCTAAAACTTCTGTGACAGCTCAAAGCGATGCCGCAACTAAACAAGCGGCCGCAGACAAAGCCAAAGCAGCTCAAGGAGGCAGCACCGGAGCCAAAGACAGTGACACCGCAAAGTCAGCTGCTGGGTCTAAAGAAGCTACTCTTTCTGACGTAGTTAAAAGTTTAGATACGTTAAATAAGCAAGTAGGTCTACTAAATGGCGAAATGTCCAAATTACCTAACTTGATGGAAAAGGCAGTATCTGCAACTAAGTCATTAAACGGTAATCTAAATGCGAGAGTAACATGAGTTGGAAAAAATATTTTACACCAGTTAACACAGGTGCCCTAACAGATGGCAGTTGGAGCCCTATGTCGTCTCCAAACTCATCTAATAGACCGGGCCCAGCAAAAACAAACTATTCAAGCTATCTTCCAGATGTCTATACCGGTAGCCCAAATAGGGTAGAAAGATATTTGCAATATGATACCATGGATATGGATCCAGAAGTTAATGCGGCACTAGACATCCTTGCTGAATTTACCACGCAAAAGAACAAAGAAAATTCGACACCTTTTAATCTTTCTTTTAAAAACAAAGCCACTAACAGTGAAGTAAGAATTTTAAGAGAATACCTACAGCAGTGGTCAAAAACTCAACAGTTCGAAACTAGAATTTTTAGAATCATGCGTAACCTATTCAAATATGGCGATGCATTTTTTGTCCGTGATCCTGAAACACAAAAATGGATGTATATTGATTCTGCTAAAATTACTAAAATCATAGTTAATGAAAGTGAAGGTAAGAAGCCAGAACAATATGTTATCAAAGATTTAAATCCAAACTTTAAAGATCTAGTGGTGACAATGATTCATCCTAACACTACTAATACTCCAAATAGAGGAACGGCATATGCTGCCGGTGGCGGCGCAGCCAAAGGTATGACTGGTGCATACCCTACACCTACAGGATCTAGATTTGAATTAACTCAGATGGAAGAAGCTATAAACGCCGAACACGTTATACACTTATCACTGAGCGAAGGCTTAGATAACAATTTTCCGTTTGGCAATAGTTTGTTAGAAAACGTGTTTAAAGTATTCAAGCAAAAAGAGTTGCTAGAAGACGCTATCATTATCTATCGTGTGCAACGTGCTCCAGAACGCAGAGTGTTCTATGTTGACGTGGGCAACATGCCCAGCCACTTGGCCATGGGCTTTGTTGAAAGGGTAAAAAATGAAATACACCAAAGAAGAATTCCAAGTGCTAGCGGCGGTGGCACTAACGTTATTGATTCAGCATACAATCCGTTATCTATCAACGAAGATTACTTTTTCCCACAAACCGCTGAAGGACGAGGAAGTAAAGTTGAAACTCTACCAGGAGGAACGAATCTTGGTGAGATTGATGACTTAAAATTCTTTACAAATAAGTTATTTCGTGGTTTGAGAATTCCAAGTAGCTATCTGCCTACGGGTGCAGATGATAGCCAAGCGCAGTATAACGATGGGCGAGTTGGCACAGCATATATTCAAGAATTTAGATTTAACAAATACTGTGAAAGACTTCAAAGTCTTGCAGCCTACATATTTGATGAAGAGTTTAAACGTTATCTGTTTAAACGTGGTGTAAACATTGATTCAAGTTTATTTGAATTAAAACTACAACCTCCAATGAACTTTGCAGCCTATCGTCAAAGTGAAGTTGACGGACAGCGTATCAATACATTTAACACTATTCAAGCTGTGCCCTTTATCAGTAAGCGTTTTGCACTACAACGTTTCTTAGGATTAAGCGAAGAAGAAATGGCAGAAAACGAACGATTATGGGCTGAAGAACAAGGTAAGAGCGATGCAATTCCTACAGACAGCAGTGGAGAACTACGTTCAGTAGGTATCAGTCAGACTGACATTGCTTCCGATACAGAAGCAGCAACAGATACAGAAGCAACGCCTGACCAAGCAGCCGCAATGCCCGATGGCGGCGAACAAGCGCCAATGCCAGTTACACCCCCAGCAGCATAAATATCAACATGATACTTCGAGAATTATTCTACATCGACAAAGACACTAAGAACATGTCCGGAGACATGCGCTACGAGCCTAAGCGCGATGTTACAGCAGTATCTAAAAAAGATACTAGAAAAACTAGATTAACGCTAGAACAAATTAATCAATTAAGAAAGTCTAGTGAAGCACATATTCTAGAACAAGAACAAGAATTACAATTTGTAAAATCAATGTATGGTGCTCCTCCAGCGCCTGCGGCATAATTATTTTAAAAGGATAAGTTATGCGTTGTTTTGTTCTTGGCAACGGCAAAAGCCGTCTTGCTATACAACCCCCAGAATTAATTGGATATGGAAAAATCTACGGATGTAATGCCATTTATCGAGAATTTGACCCTGATTTTTTAATTGCTGTAGATCCAAAAATGGTTATGGAACTAAACAGCGTGGGCTATCAACACACACATCAAGTATGGACTAACGGTAACTCTAGATATAAAACTTTTAGAGGTTTTAATTATTTTAAACCAAGTCTAGGATGGAGCAGTGGCCCTACAGCACTAGAGTTTGCCAGCCGCAGCGGTGTTAACGAAATATATATTTTAGGCTTTGATTACGAAGGCGAAGCAGGCAAGTTTAACAACGTATATGCTAACAGTAAAAATTATAAACAGTCTACAGACATAGCAACTTACTACGGTAACTGGATGCGTCAGACTGAAAAAGTTATTAGAGATAATAAACACATAAGATATTATAGGCTAGTAGGCGATAAATATTTCGACACAAGTTGGCACTTTTCAAATTTCAAAAATTTGAGTTATGTTGATTTCAAGCAACAACTCAAGTCTTGGCCTAAAAATTAGCTGTTTTTAGGCCATTTCACCCCATTTATTACAAATCAATGTAAATATATCAACAGCCTTGTAACCATTATAGGAGACTAACAATGACTGATCGTAACAAGTTCGAGC